ATGTTCTCTCGTTACTTTCTTTTACAGAAGCGAACAGGTCTTCTCCGGTCTTGGATACAGGAGTGTAGTGATCAGGACAGAGTGCATGGCAGAGTGCTAACACTTAGAACTATCACAGGACGCATGGCACACCACAAGCCTAACATGGCACAGGTTCCTGCTGTGTACTCTCCCTATGGTAAGGATTGTCGTAAGCTGTGGACTATATCCAACCCTGATACCCATCAGCTTGTTGGTACAGATGCTAGTGGTCTTGAGCTTCGATGTCTTGCTCACTATATGGGTGATGAGAAGTTCACTAACGAAGTTCTTACAGGTGATGTTCATACTGCCAACCAAAAGGCTGCTGGATTACAGACCAGAGATCAGGCAAAGACTTTTATATATGCCTTTCTCTACGGTGCTGGCCCCGGCAAGATAGGAACCGTTGTTGGTGGCTCATGGGCAGAGGGTGAAGAACTGATAGCAAAGTTTCTGAAGAACATGCCATCTCTGAACAGGCTACGTAAAACTGTTGCAGATGCAGCTAGGTCTGGCAGGATCACAGGTCTTGATGGTAGGAAGCTACATATCAGACATGAACATGCAGCCCTTAATACTTTGCTTCAAGGTGCAGGTGCTATCGTTTGCAAGCAGTGGCTGGTAGAGATGGACAGGATGATCTGGGAGCATGGGCTAGACGCCAAGCTCGTAGCCTCTGTGCATGACGAGTACCAGTTTGAGGTAGCCAAGCCAGACATAGATAGCTTTACCAAGGTAACAAAAGAAGCTATGAAAACTACACAAGATATATTAAAATTTAAATGTGATCTGGATTGCGATTATAAAATTGGAAATAATTGGGCAGAAACACATTAAAGGTGTTGACTACCGCAAACTTTTATGGTATAATATATGCTGTTGTTTTGTAGTAGACAGCATCGGGGAATGATCCCCACTCATGGCCGCAATGGTGCGGTATTTTTAAAGGAGAATAGAATGAACGATCCTATTTACATTTCTGGCAAGTGCCACTATGCTTCTATCACGGAGCCTAATACCAAGTTTGATCCTGTGTGGAGCATTCAGATTGAGGTTGATGATGACAATCGGTCAACCATTGAAGGCTCTGGCCTTCCCATTGCAAACAAGGGAGATGATCGTGGTGACTTTGTAACTATCAAGCGTAAGGTTCTGCGTAAGGATGGTACACAACGTGCAGCACCCATCGTCAAAGATTCACAGAACAATCTGTGGGATGGTAAGTTAGTTGCTAATGGCAGTGTCGTGAATGTCAAGGCTATTCCATTTGAATGGAACTACGCTGGAAAGTCTGGTGTATCTGCTGACCTTGCAGCAGTACAGGTAGTTGACTTCATTGAATACTCTGGAGGTGGGGGTGAAGACTTTGCTCCTGTCGCTGGAGGTTACGTGCAGCAGAGCGAAGCTGTTCCCTTTTAACCTAGCGTAGAAAGGAAGGGGGAGAGAGTTTCTGGTCCTTGCTCTCTCCTCCTTTTTATTATGAAAACAATAGACACTCTCGTTGAAGACATATATAGTTTATTTACACTTGATCCTATAGACATGGACGAGGGTGAGGTAGACAAGCACATAGATACCTTTGGTGAAATGCTGAAGGTTCACATAAAAGATTTCTTATATGACATACCCAAAGATCGTGGTAATCTCAGGCTCTCTGCCATTGGCAAGCCAGACCGCCGCATCTGGTACGATGTCAACAAGCCGCTTGATCAGGCTGATCTAACACCAGCCACACGCATCAAGTTTTTATATGGTTATATTCTTGAAGAGCTTTTGCTCCTGTGTTCTACTATATCAGGACATGAAGTAATAGATCAACAAAAAGAAGTGGAGGTAGAAGGTGTTACCGGACATCAGGATTGTATTATTGATGGCGTCGTTGTTGATT